TTCGTGGCCAGTTCAACAATGGGTGCATCCGGCTTTCCCTTAGTCCAAACTGCTCCCAAGAAGTGGACTTGCCCAACCACAGTCTTCTTATCATCATGAAGATGTAATCCGAAAGTAGCCAAATAGGCAGCCATCTCTGACAACTGGAAACGTCCTCTTTGTTGAAGAATGACGTCATCACCCAACACAAATAACTGCTTAGCTGTAAAATCCAAGCCAAAACGACTCTTCAAAGCATAGCACAAAGCAACATTAATGATGCTATCAATGAGTTGAGTAAAATAAGACCCGCTAGGTACACCATGGTTTTTCCCAGTATAAAGATGCCCATTAGGCATAACAATGGGAGTCCAGATAAAATATCTGAGAATGGTTTTCCAACCGAACTCTTCACGGTCTGCCTCGCTAAACCATGTCGAGAGAATCCGAAATGCATGTTTAATCAATGTAGCACTAATCGTACTATCATACTTCGAATAATCCAAGCATATCGAGACTCCTGGTTCGTCTTCAAAATAACGATGCAGTTTAGCACCGAGTTCGCATTTCGTCAGGCCAAAGGCCATCGGAGTAGTCCGAGAAAGGAACAAATCAATTAAAGGACGTGCGAATCGAGCTTCCATTATCGTCATCTCTAAGGGATACCCCCAAACGAGACGAGTCTTGTTGCCTTTTTGCGTACGTTTATACGCAATACAAGGGTTAGGTGCCTTTAAGCCTAATCGAACTTGAGACTCCCTGTTAAACGAATAGGTGAGAGCTTCACCTTTAGTCACCATCAAGGGTAGTCCACTAGACTTCTTAAGCTTTAAAGCTTTCCTGGCCACCTGAGTGTCACTAAGGACTGGCAAACATCCTGCAGACTTAGGCTTCGCAAATATTTTAAAAGCCATGCTCAGCCCGTAATACAAATGTTTGTCTAAATGCTCAAAATGGCCCCAGTCTGTCGCATAACGCTCTAGTGCGTCATACAGTTGCTGAGGATCATAAATGGAACGAGGGTCCTCTTCCCAACAAAAACCTTGTTGTTCCAGAATCTCAGCCACAAATGGGTCAAACACACCTTTCGGGTTAGGTGTGCTCATTTGGGAAACGTAACGCTTAATGCTTACGCGTCTGAAGGGTCCACGATCATGTAGAGACACAATCTTTACCTCCTTCCTAGAAATTCGGTCCTTTACGTGGCCTAACGGTAAATTTCTAGGAAACCAAACCAGCTAAACTCGATTAAACGAGACAAGGAGTAAACCTTGACAACCAGTTAAGGTTCCAGCAAATTAATGCTTCCTCAAATAAAT